TAGAAGCCTATGGTGGTCATCTCCCATGGTCGGGTTTTCTACCGTGGGAAGCAAGTAAACAGCTTGGTAAGGTGTACCCGTAACAGGGGGGTAAGGTTTGTTCTCATAAGCCGTTGCAAGGGCTGGTGTAATAGCCGCAAGCTTTGTTTCAAGTGCTGCTCTTACTGCTACAATGCTCATAATTTACTGACCTCTTCCGATACGATCCCCTGAAACTCTGCTGCTGTGACTGCTGCCATGCCGTTTGGAGCTTGTCTGCTGTAGCCATCTTCGAGCCTTAAAATATAAGGTACTGAGTTTTGTATATAGTGAACATTGTCACCCATATTTACAGGCATGCTTTCCACAAGCCTTTGATAAGTTGCTGCCCCACCTGGTGATTGATCTATTCCGGTCAACTCTTGCTTCACCCTTGTACCCATGGAGTATGTCCAGTTAAAACGTGCGTGGCCTCCGAGATATCCCGCTGGTGGTTTGCTCTGCCAGAAATCAGCATCACCAACTGGGGTCATAAGTATCAGCTTTGCAGCCACTTTATGGACCACATTCTTGACAAGCTTGTTGGGCTTCGGTGCTGTCTTCTTAACAAACCTGTTTATATCGTCTGAAAATCCCATCTAAACCCTCATATTGCATTTATATAAAACAGGTGTTCCCGATGGACTTATCGTAATTAAAGGGTCCACCAGTGTATAAACAACGCCTGACGCGTCTGTTACTGTGTCGCCTAATGCCGGAGCTGTGAGTGTTCCCCCTGCCGTGTTAATGGGTGACAATAAAAGTCGCTTGTCAGTGGATTTTATTAGTGTTCCGTCCACCTGTGAGTCATTCCAATTGATCACCGCGCCTGTACCGTACTGAATGCTTTCCGTATTAGTAACAAGCCCCGTTTCTGGATCATAAGTTCCAGGAACAACCGTTGTGATTGTGATTGCCTGTCCCTTACCTGCAAGTAATTTATTAGCAGTTGCCGCAAGCCCTGTATAAAAGGCACTACCTGAAAATGTTTGTGTTGTCGGATCGTATGTGCCTAAAACGTCATCAATATATATGCCTGACCTGATATTTCCGGCCTCGCAATTAGTTATTGAAGACGCCCTTTTTGTTCCTGTTAAAGTAGTCCCTTCAAAGTCATATGTGACACCATTCCACACATTTGCAATGCCTGGATCTGAATAACCACCGACTCCACCAGGATCGTATGTGCCTAGAATGCTATCCCCTCTATCCACATTTAACTTGACCTCATCAACCCCTGGAAGGAATGCAAGCCTGTAGGCTATAAAATTGTAATCGCCTGGTGTCGTGGACCTGTCTCTAAGCCTATAAGCCATTAGGGAACCACCTCTATCATATCATCCAGTTTGTCGGTGACGGCCTTTGTGGCGTCCACTTCTGTTTTAGTGAGTGCCAATATTCCACCTGCTGCCTCAAGAGCTGTCTTGATTTCGGCGGCTGTTGGTGCTGTCCCTGCTGCGTCTGGAACAACAATATTAGGAGCATAATTCCCCTGTAAAGTTGCCAATGTTGCACCATCTGCTCCGGTAAGTTTATCAAGGTCAGATTGAGCCGTTGCAATGAGAGCAGGCAATGCGCTGTCTGTATCATCGAGAATAGCTGCGAGTTGCGTTGAGTTTGAATCTATCTCTGCTCTGATTTCTTCAACCGTTGGAGATGATCCACCAGCGCCCGTTACCCATTCAGCATCACCACGATTCCTTATGGCCTCAAGGCTATCAGTTGCCGTATCAAACGTTGCGCCTGACATTAAGTCTAGTGTTGCCTCTTTAGCCACTGTTGAATTTAAAGCCATATCAGCCGGAGCCGTAATTGTCTGGGCTGTTCCTGGCTTGCTTACCGTCGAATCCTTCGCAACTGTACTATCCAGAGCCATATCCGCAGGCGCAGCGGTAGTTGATGTCTTAATGCCTGTGCTGGTCAAAAGAGTATTTAATGCAGTCAATCCATAAGTTGCAAACTCATTAACGGCTGCCACAATTGCCTGGACAAATGTTGAGCTTTTCAGAATTAAATCTGCACCTGTTGCTGAAAGAGCAAAGCCAGTCTTATCAGATACAACCATAGAATCCCCAGGATCGGCAGTTCCTCTCGAAGAAACGGCAACATCAAGCCTTGCCATCTCAGTGTCATATTCATTTGCAGGCGATCTTGCATCAAGGATAAGATCAAGGCGACCACCATTTATCCAATCTGTAAGCGTTGTCATTCTAACTGCTGTTATCTCTGCCACTACTGCCGGATCATGCTGGATAGTGAATATCTGTATTGTAGATGTTAAGGCTCCGGTTCCGATGAAGGTATAAGCCACAATATCACCGTTTGTTTCTCCCTGCGCTGGTGCGTATGTATGATAACCATTACCCTCATGCGTACAAACTCCTGAGCCAACCGATCCAATAGTTTGTGTCCCACCATCAAGAGTATAATAACAAGTTACCGAGCCTGTAAAATCCGACCCATCAGCAACTGTTATCATTTGAGCGCCAATAATTTGACTTGCTATATTTTTCCTCATTTTATAATCCTGCTTGAATTATTTGATTTGAATTTCTGGCCCATGATGGATTGAATCCGCTTGGAGTTTCGCCTGTCTGTGATAACATCCACAAGGGTGTTTCAATCTCAAACATTGAGTAGGGTTCTCTACGAATGGATGCTATTTCTGACGCAGTCAATACTCGGTTGTAAACATACGTATAGCCTATAGCTCCCCCATAGGTATTTGTGTTATATCCCCTCCCTGCTATTTTAGTGGCCCTAACCGCATGTTTTATTTCTCCATTTGTAGTGCTATTTTCACCGAACAATACGCCATCTAAATACACCTTCATTTTAGAGTTGTACTTATCCCATACAAGCCCTAAATCATAATCTACTCCAACAGTTAGATTTGTGTTGACAGTGTACCATCCCCTTATACCTGTGTCGTAATATGCAAATGATATATTTCCTGAGTTCGCGTAATCAATGCCGAGGTGCCATTCATAACCGTCAGATGTTATATATTCCCGTGTGAATAGAGGGAAGTCGTATCCAGTTATCTTATTAACGGACATCAGGATAGTATGCTCCTGTAGTTTAAAGATATCATCTGTGCCAAGATCTATATATTGTTCAGACGCTTGGACAAAATTTAGATTACCACCTGACCAAGTAGGTGCATTAACAAGTGTACCAATTGTGCCATTACCACTAAGGTCATTGACAATACCACCATCACCCTCATTCATAACCCAACATCCCACAAGCCCTTTTGCAAGTGGGTGGCCTGTTTTTAGTCTGACTCCAAATGGTGGTTTAAATATAGCCATTATGATATCGCCGTTATTTCACTTATGTCTGAGTCAACAGTTACGTTCTGCCCCGTGTTATCTGTTGCTGGTGCGATTTTAAGATATTCAACTCCTACAGGAATATCAATACCACCCCAAGATGCTATGCCTGAATTATCTGTGTTGCCTGACATCTCACCACCAAACTTATACCACTCTGAATTGTCAGCACTTACCCATATTTGTAGCGTTAACGCAATAGTTGGGCCTGTTGCCCCATTTGTGATTTTAACGTGAAGAGACGCACCGTAGCCATCATCAAGAGTTATTACACTTGAATCAGCATGGGTGGTTGATGCTGTGAACGTTTCACTACTAAATATTGCTGTTACTACTTTTGTCGTTGCCATAAATTATACCCCATCATATTCTGCAAAATCATTAAACAGTTTAGTCCAGGCTACCGTATAACCGCTATCCTATAATCATTAAGCCCGTATCAACTCCACACTCACTCCATCGCCTGCTTTAAGGTATGGCATAAGCATTGCATCAATGGCCCTGTACCGCGTATATTGTGGGCTGTATTTATCATATTCGGTTTCAATCACATCAACCTTTTCTCTGACAACTGCTTGTGTAAGATCCGGAGCAAGCTCTGCCGCACTCCGTTTCAATGCTAATTCAGCACATGCCCTCTGCACTTCCACTGGCACCTCATCAATGTCAACTTGCCAGCTATCCCTTACAACTCCTGTTCTAGGCCAGTCAAGGGCTTGGTCCTCTGTGTACCTGACACCCTCCCACCTGGCTCTGTACATCTGAAGCATGTATTCAGTTGCAAGTCTCAGATAAGCCTCACGGAGAGCATCACTGGCTATTGCGTCCCATGTTGAGACACCCCTGGCCGTGAAGTATGTAGTCGCATCCGCTACACTTATATAGCTTTCTGCGGTTGCTAACCCTGTTCCATCTTCCGTTACAAGTGCCATTTTTATGATCCAACCGGGATAACTACATTCCCCGTTCTAAGATGTTTGCATTCGTCATTATCGCAATGCACCTCATGATAATGAGAGTTCAACCGTTTCCAGATAACATCCTGTGTTTTTTTAATATCTTTTAAATATAAAATTATTATTCCTTGCAAAAGTCCCGATCCGATTCCGATAAATCCTACTATAATAATTTGGATATCCATTTTGCCTCTTAGGTTAAAATTAAGATGTTTTATTTGTATGCTCGTACCAATCGAATTGCCAATCATACCAATTGGAAGAAACAGTATTATTTGTTACCCTTATTAAATACTTAGTGTTGGGAGCCAACACTATCTCATTTGAATCTCTCAGTCCACCACCCTGGGACTTGCCACTCCCAAATATTCCGGCGCCTAATTCATCTCCTAAATCTGTTATAGTTGGGGTGTGATAAAATAAAGTACCAGAAGTATTGTCTGTTATTCTATTTCTGTCAAAACCCGTTAATAATGTTCCATCAGAGCTTGTGGTAATCCCTTCATAATAATTAAACATAGCCTCTGCTTCTGTGGTTAGTTCAAAAATCATGTGAGAATATTTCAATGAATCCGGTGTTACAAAAATAATGTCATATACTGCCCCATTGCCCAATGTTGTGTAATTTCCAGTAAAGAAGTGAGATCCAGAATGTATTTCGTGGTGTTCGTAAGTAATGGACTTAACCGCACCGGTAGTTACATCAATCGCATCTTTAAAGGATGTGAAGATAGCAGACAACCACCCCCTGACCCCCCACCCCCCAGTAGGCATAGTTGCAGGGCTGGAAATATCAGCCCCGTCTTGCGCCATCTGCCTTACTGTTTCTGTGCTTCCTGGTATAGCCATGGTCTACCTTTTGGTATTTTTCTTGGTCTTTGGTTCCCTGTTCTGGGTTCCTGTAGGCTCCTTGTAAACCTCATCGGTATCGGTAACCATGTCAGCCCACTGAGTATAATACCCAGAAACATGGGCAGGGTTATCACTTTTTATTTTGACTGTTTTCCTCATGGTGTCCTCTTTGGTAGAAGGTGAGCGTATTACACGCCCACCTTGATTATGAAAGGATTAAAACTTATGCACCGGCAAGCAGAACAATATGCTCTTCTTTGGCTGCTTTTACGCCCCATGCAATACTGATTTCATACTGTACCTGTCTGTATTGCATGTATTTTGCAACCTCAAAAGTAAGGCCACTACGAGGGTCTGATATAAAGGTTCTATCAACTGCCATGTCTCCTTCCTCTGGCAATGCTGGTGCTCTGGTTGCAAGGACTATCGCAGATCTGGAAAAAGCCATAGACCTTGAGCCAACAGCCCTTAGGGATATCGCTGGAGTTGTAGAAATAGCAAGTGCCTGCATGAGGCCAGGATTGTTGAGGGTCAAGGCTCCGCCAGATACGGCGGAGATAAGGGTCTTGTTGACGTAATAATTTGGGTCGCCCACAATACTCACGATATCGCCGGCAAGTACTGTGCCTGTTCCTGCTGCTGCCAGGGTAAGGGCCGTGTCTCCTTTTGCGTATGCTGCTGCGTCCACTGTAGCACTTGCCTCTGTTCCGATTGCGCCTACTGTGACTACACCAGCCGACTCTCTGATTTTAAGGCCGAAAATATCACCTAGAATCCCCTGCCTGAGAAGATTGGTATCGCCTGAAGAGTCAACCGCATTAAGAGCCCCAAGACCCCTCAGAGCTGCGCCTGTCCCCGTGTCAATAACGCACTGTAGATCTCCCGTAGGTGCGCCATTGTCCAAAAGTACCTTTAAAGCTGCTGCCCCATCTTTTAGGGTTGCTGAAAATAGAGTTGATGAGTTGGGGACAATAGCCCTTGAAGCGTGGACATAAAGGGCACCCAGATCTGTCTCTATCTCGTTTGTCAGTGTCCGCATGGCCTGTGCAAACTGGTCAACCATAATGGCATTGACTGTAGGCCCACCCTCTGAGTTCATCTGTCTT